TATTGTGTTGGTTTTACAAACACTACAAAGAGTAGTTCCAATTTCCATTCCAATATTTGTTTTCCAAACAGCTATTTTCAAAGCTTTAGGAATACTTTGTTTTCTCTTTCTCTTTTTTAATGGTGTTAACAATGACGAATGGAGTTCAACATTTATAGGATTTATATCACTCATTATTTTTCTTTTACCCATCAAGAAGAAAGATAGTTCTTAACAAATATTCATAAAATTATTGTTGAAAGTTTAAAATTATTAACATAAGATAAATCTAAAATAATATATATGCTATAAAATTTAACAAATTTAAAATATAAATAATATTATAAAGAAATGGAAGATATTCATAGGATTGTTCATGGTATTGAAACATTGAGACTTCGTACCAACTATAATTCATTCTACACATTACCCCATGTAGGAGACTACAAGTTTTCTGCAAGAACAGCCAACTTTCATGGTTGGTTGAAATGTGATGGTTCCGCATTGAATATTGAAGATTATCCACAATTATATGAAGTTATTGGAACAAGTTTTGGACACAATGGTGCAGGAACATTCAGGCTTCCTAATTGTAGTGGACGTGTTCCTGCTGCTATAGGAACATCAACCGCTGGAAATCATACTCTGGGTCAATCAATTGGTGCTGAAACACATACATTGACAGTTAATGAAATGCCAAGTCATAACCATACTATAAATGATCCAGGACATTACCACACAGGTGATACATATCGTTCTGGAAATCAAAGCACAGACAATGCATTTGGAACAGAAAGCGCTGCAGATACAGGAGTATCCACTGATAATGTAGATAATGCCTTTACTGGTATTACTATTAATAACAATGGTGGTGGTCAAGCTCATAACAATATGCAACCAACAATTTATATTGGAAGTCTGTTCATTTTTGGTGGTGTGTTCTCTGATGTTATTGATCCAATTGTACCAATCTCTTAATAAGTTTTATCATATTCATTTTGTTGTTCATTCATTTGCAAAAATATTGTTTAATAACAGTAAACAGATGAGTAATCAGCCAACTCCTGGAGTTTTTATAGAATTGGCATATAATAGTAATGCATTTTTTAGTGATTCACAAAAAGGAGATGTTTGTATACGAACAGCTAACTCTAATCAAAGATTTCTTTTTGGAGTTCGAAAAGATGCTCCAGCAACTTTTGGTTTAGATACCTCTAATATTATTTTTAGAGGTAATATTGCAGTTGGAGGAACAAGTAATTCACCACAAGCATTAGATGTTAGAAATGGTAATGCATACTTTGATAGTAATGTTTATATAATGAATCAAGTATCAATTGGAAGCACTACACCAACAGAAAGTTTTGATGTTTTTAATGGAAATGCTAAAATGCGTAGTAATCTTTATGTTATGAACAAAGCTTCTATTGGTATTACAAATTCAAACCCAAGTGAAACTCTTGACATTGGTTCTAATCTCAAAGTTAGGAGTAATGCCTATGTAATGTATAGAGTTGCAATTGGTAAATCAAACCCGAACGAAGTGTTAGATGTTGAAGGTAGTACTAAGATAGCAAATAATCTTTATACATTACAAAATTTATCAGTTGGCACATCAAATCCAAGAGAAAATGTTGATATATTAGCAAATGCTATCATACGTTCTAATGCCTACGTTATGAGTAAAATGTCAATTGGTAGTAGTAATCCAACAGAAGTGTTAGATGTTATTGGTAATGAAAAAGTTACAGGTAGATTATTTGTGACATCAAATGTTGGTTTGGGTACGTCAAATCCAACTGAAAGGCTTGATATTTATAACAATACAAAAGTTAGAGGTGATTTATATGCTTTGAATAATATAGTAGTTGGTCAGAGTGCATCCAATCCAAATGAAACACTTGATGTTAGGGGAAATACAAAAGTTGGAGCTAATTTATATGTCTTGAGTAATGTATCAATTGGTTCAAGTAATCCAAGTGAGAAAGTTGATATTGTAGGAAATACAAAGGTTCAAGGAAATTTATATACAACAACTAGGATAAGTGTCGGAAATAGTAATCCAACTGAAAGAATTGATGTATCCGGCAATATTCTTGCATCAAGTAATGTTTATGCAATGCAAAATATTGGTATTGGAACTGTCTTTCCAAGTGAAAGACTTGAAGTTACTGGAAATGCTAAAGTTTTATCTAACTTATATGTTGTACAAAAAGTTGGTATAGGAAATAGTAATCCTCAAGAAAAACTACATATATCAGGAGGAAATACAAAGATTGAACAAAATCTTTATGTAATGTCTCAAATTGGTGTTGGTAAAAGTAATCCATCAGAGTCTGTTGACATTGTTGGTAATGTGAAACTATCTGGAAATATTTATTCAATGAATAACCTTGCAGTTGGTCTAAGTAATCCATCTGAACAAATAGAAACAAGTAGTAATTTAAAAGTTGGTAGCAACTTATATGTAATTAGTAGATTAGGTGTTGCTACTAGTAATCCATCTGAAACTACTGACATTATTGGTAACCTTAAAGTATCAAGTAATATCTATACTTCTAATGCTGTTGTCATTGGTGGAAAAAGTAATCCAACAGAAAAACTAGACTTAGTAGGAAACGCAAAGATGTCATCTAATCTTTATGTTTTAAGTAATGTTTCAATTGCTCACAGTAATCCTACAGAGAAATTAGATATTTATGGAAATCTCAAGGTGTCAAGTAATATTTACAGTTCAAATGCTATTGTTATTGGAGGAAGAAGTAATCCAACAGAGAAACTTGATTTGGTTGGAAATGCCAAGATGTCTTCTAATCTTTATGTTTTGAGCAATGTTTCAATTGCTCATAGTAATCCAACAGAGAAACTTGATTTGGTAGGAAATGCCAAGGTGTCTTCTAATCTTTATGTTTTAAACAGATTAAGTATTAATTCTAGTAATCCTTCTGTAGGGCTTGAAATAAATACAACTGATGCTGTATTACTTGCAAAAGGAACTAATGCACAACGACCATTAATACCTGTATTAGGACATATTCGTTATAATACAGATACATCACAGTTTGAAGGTTTTGGTGCTGGAAGTGCATGGGGTTCTCTTGGAGGTGTGAAAAGTACAAATCAACAAACATACATTTCTGCTGAAGAATATCCTACAAGTAATGATGATACTATACGTTTTTTCAATTCTAATATTGAAAGTATGTGTATCACAAGGCAAAGAAATCTAGGTATTGGAATATCAAATCCGACAGAAAAACTAGATGTTTATGGAAACGTGAAGATTTCTAACAATGAATACATCATGGGTAATCTTGGCATCAATACATCAAATATTACTGAAAAGTTACAAGTTTATTCAGGGAAGATATATAGTGATACGCAACTTTTATCCACATCAAATGATAGCGCAACTGTGCCAGCCTATTCATTCAAAGAAGATAGCAATACTGGTATGTTTCATCCGTCAAATGATGCAATTGGGTTTACTACTGCTGGAAGTGAAAAAATGCGAATAGATACAAATGGTAATGTTGGTATTGGAATAACAAATCCTGGATATAGGTTAGATGTACAATCAAATATCAATATTAATACAAGTGTTGGATGGGGGACAGGTATACACTTCTTAGGTTCAGAAGAAAGATTATATAAGCATAATGATGCAGTATCTCCAGGTCTTGTCGCACATATCAGTACAGCCTCTAACTTTTCAGTACTTTCAACAGGTGCTAATGTACGTATGCTTGTTCAAGGAAGCACAGGGAACGTAGGTATAGGAAAATCTAACCCATTATACAAACTTGATGTAGATGGTCCTGTAAATACCCTTGGATACTGTAACTTATTGATAGATTCATATTCATCAACATCAGTGCATAATGCACCAACCGCAAATGCATTAAAATTTGCCGCAGACGCTGCAATTTACACATCTAACATACTATTTTTAAGTGGCTCTAATGGTTCTGCATCACTTGCAAACTTAGCATCATCCGCATCAAATACTGCATATTGGTCTTCAAACAATCTTGTCAAATCAAGTGGACACACTATGACTGGAACATTAGTTACACCATATATTGGTGTTAACACATCAACACCTACTGAACGTGTTGATGTTGCAGGAAACTTAAAAGTTTCATCGAATATATACGTAACAAATAGAATTGGAGTGAATACAACTAATCCATCACAGGCAATTCATGTTGTTGGTGATATGCGAATTGAAGGAACTTTAGATGTCAATGGCATATTGAGCACAGTCAATACAGATGTGAAACTAACCGATCAATTCACTGTATCAAACAATGGAACGGGACCAGCTCTCAAAGTTTATCAAATGGGTGCACAACCAGTTGCAGATTTTTATGATGATACTACACTTGCAATGCGTATCGCTGATGGTGGTAATGTCGGTATTGGAACATTAACACCAGGATATAAATTGGATGTATCTGGAACTATAAATTCCACAGGTAATCTAACAGGACCAACTATAACATCATTAAGTAATCTTGGAATATTTGGTTCAAATACATCAATTTCAGCATCAAACACTGTAATATCACTTTCCAATTATGTATATACAACAAGTTCAATGAATGTAACAACTGCAAATGCAACAGCAGTAAATGCAAGTAATGTAGCATATTGGTCATCAAACAATCTAATAAAAAAAACAGGAGATTATTTTACAGGTAATGTTGGTATTGGTGGTTCTTCATCATTACCATTAGAAATAACAAAATCTTTATCTATCACATCAAATGATACCACATATATTTCATCACTTAATGCACTTGGTGGTATTAGTCAATTTACCAATGTATGTTTGAGAACCGGTGATTTTGGAACTCAGGCTATGTTATTGTATTCTGGTGGTTCATATACAAATGGTCGTGGGATAATTCAAGCAAAAGATATATTGAATGCTCGTAATTCAGCAAATCCCTTACTACTCAATCCAATTGGTGGTAATGTTGGTATTGGAATCAATACTCCAGTCAAAACACTTCATGTAAACGCAACTGGCACTTCTTCTTATTTAAGAATTTCAGGCGATGTAAATCAAGAACAAGGAATAGAATATTATGATTCTGCTTCACGATGGGCTATATATAAGGGTGCCAACACTACATCTCTCAACTTTTGGGATGGAACTGCAAACCGTTTAACTTTATTAAATGGTGGAAATATTGGGGTTGGAACAGCATCTCCAGCTTATCTCTTTGATGTTGCTGGAACTATAAGAACAACATCAATGGTAATAACACCAGAAATTCGCACAACTGCAAATACAATGAATATCAAGAGTGAGTTTGATATAAATTACACTGCGGACTATGATGGAAATAATTCTGGTGCTTCACATCTATTTTATAGTCATTCAAATGAGAGGATGAGGATAACATCCGGTGGTAATGTTGGTATTGGAATTAGTGCTCCTGCTGCAAAACTTGATGTTAATGGTAGTTTTAAATCTACTTATGGTCTTATTGTTGGAGATGTGAACAAGAACATTGCATCATATGACCCATCTTATGGTGATTATTCACAATTCATGATATCTACGAGTAACAACATCAATGGACAATCTTATACAGGACAAATGAAAATAGGTGTATCACAAAGTAACAATGCATCTGGATATATCCAATGTATTGCACCATGGATTGGTGTGACACCACTATATTTACAACCATTTGGAGGTTCTGTTGTTCAAGGGAATGGCTATGTTGGTCTAGGAACATCAAATCCAGCAACTAAACTTCATGTCAATACAAGCAACGACTCTACATATATTCGTATATCTGGTGATGTTGCTCGACAACAAGCAATTGAATTCTTTGATACTGCACAAAGATGGACTATCTACAAAGAAGCAAGTACCACAAAACTACAGTTCTATGATGGAACTGCAAATAGAATGACACTTCTAAATGGAGGAAATGTTGGTATTGGGACAACTACACCTTCATATACATTAGATGTCAATGGAACTACCAGAATTCAAGGAAATACTGCAGTCTATGGAGGTAACGCTGGAGGAGGAGGGGGGATATTGTCTCTTCGAAACACAGCAACAGCATATGATCCAAGATGGATTTTTAGAGGACCTGATTGGGGAAATAATGCTGGACTGTTTATTGGATACAATGAATGCAATGACACATCATTCAATTCAGGTATTAATGGTGGAAATGCCGCACTATCTATTCGTGCTCTTGGTTCTTATTATACTGTGGGTATAGGTACAAGTGGTAATTCTTCTTTTGGATTACAAGTAGATGCATCTTATGTTCCATATGCTAATATAGCAAACTTCTGGTTCAGCAATATAAATACTATTATTGGTGCTGGAGATGTCGCAACAAGATATAATGGATTGGTCAAACAAGGTGACAGTTTAATTGTAGGATACAGCAATGCAATTAATACAGGTGGTCTTGTGCTTGGTGCTTGGAGTGGTGGTTTAAGTGGGGTTCGTATTGATGGTCCTACAGGTTATGTGGGTGTTGGAACATCAAATCCTATATCTAAACTTGATGTCAATGGTGATACAACAATTCGTGGAAAAGCTATAATTGGAAACTCTAATTATAGTTTGAACCCATCATTACATGGCGTACTGAATATTTACAATCCATCATCATCAGATAGTGGTGGTACAAGAGTTTGGATAACAGCAAGTAATCAATCTCATCTTGCTATTGGTAAGCATTCCACAGTTGCAAATGGTGATGGATATATTTGGCTTCCAGGAGCTCATGCACTAAGCATTGGAACTAATGATGTTGAAAGAATTAGAATTGACTCATCTGGCAATGTAGGTATTGGAACAAGTAATCCTGGATATAAATTTGATCTTTCAGGAGATGCACGTATTACAGGTGGTTTATATTTTGGTCCACCAACTGGAGACATTGCACCTTATATTACAGCAAGAACTGTACCAACAGGTCAAGGTGAAGCACCCGAAAAAACTGAACTGATATTATTTCATGCAAATGATCCTACAAATGGTAGTGGAACTGATACAATTACGCTTCGTGCACCTGGGTTAAGGTTCCAAACATTTAATGACGCAAGTATCAATAACATTGCCAATTCAAATGGAGCACTTGATAGAATGTACATTGATCCAACGGGTAATGTAGGAATTGGTACATCAACCCCTGGTTATAAATTAGATGTTCTATCAAACATAAATATAAATACAAGTACTGGTTGGGGGTCTGGTCTACATTTTGTAAGTTCAGACGAAAGGATTTATAAAGCAAATGATGCAGCTTGTCCAGGTCTTATTGCACATATCAATTCATCATCTAACTTTTCAGTACTTTCATCAGGAGGTAATGTTCGTATGCTTGTTCAAGGCAGTACTGGTAATGTAGGAATAGGGACATCAAATCCTGCAACAAAACTTGATGCTCGAGGTACTTATTTGATAAGAAATACTGACATGGAAATATCCTCAAAGAATATCGTTGTTCCTATCACTGATCCAACTAATGTTTATGCCCAAATTAGTTTTAGTAACTATGCATCTGGTAGAATTGCAGTTACTGCATCAAGAACTGCTTCAGGACAAGAAATGTCATACTATTCTGAGTATATTGTCAACTATCAAAGTAATTTAACACCAGTAATACAAATGGTCAATGCAAGTTCTGCAACAGCATCTTTATATGATATTAATGTTGCTACATGGTATTATGATGCAACAACATCAATTTTATCATTTGTCATTGGTAGAAGAAGTTCTGGTAGTATTAACTTTGCATTCCAGACATTTGGTAGGTTTCCAGATTATACGCCATATAAGTCTTCTACATTACCACCTGGGACAGCAATAACAACATATTCTTTCAACTTTACTGCAAATGGAAATTTTGGTATTGGTACATTGAACCCATTATATAAATTAGATGTGTCAGGTACTGTTGGTATAACAAATGCAGGTGGAAAGAAACTTCAAATTGTTAATGATACTTCAACTAATCGTCATATTGTTTTATGGGAAACTGCTAATAATGAACATCAGTATTTTGGTTTTGGTATGAATAATGGTATTCTTCGGTATCAAGTAGATAGTTCAGGTTCAGGTCACGCATTTTATGCAGCAGCATCTTCATCTACATCAACTGAGCTTATGAGAATTCAAGGAAATGGAACTGTCGGTATTGGTACAGCATCACCATCATCTTCTTACAAACTTGATGTCAATGGAAATCTTAATGCTACAACCATCTATCAAAATGGTGTATCCTTAAGTTCTCTAATTTCAAGTGGAAGTGGTTCATATCTTCCTTTAAGTGGTGGAACCTTAACAAATTCACTAACCATCACAGAAACAACAGGTTCAACAGGTGGTGCAACAAGTGGTACATTAACACTTAAACATAATAATAGTGGTGATAGTAGTAGTATTGTATTTACTTCAACAGCAAACGCCGGAAGTGATTATGCTTACATCAAATACAGTGATCAAGATGTATCTACTTACTTTCCTTCCCAGACTGGCACTACAGAATGCTCACGTTTAACAATCGGTGTTGAAAATGATACAAATGCTTCGGTTGGAGAAACCATTGTCATCAAAGGTGGCTTTGGAATAGCATATGATTCTGCAAATCATTATTTTGCAGGTGGTAATGTAGGAATTGGTACTTCTACTCCAACACATAAGCTTCAAGTTGAAGGTGTTACATCAACACAAGGTCTTCAAGCACTTCAATTCATCTCAGGAAGAAATAACACTTATTTTACAATATCAATATACAATACTAACTCAAGCACTGGTTATACAAATATTAATAAAACAAATGATTACTCATCTTTCCTCACTTATGTTCAATCAGGAACTTCATATGTTTTATGGAACAACACAATTTACAAAGTAGTAGATACTACAAATGAAAATTCACAGATTAGAGCTTTCACTATACGAAGTGTAATTGATGATTCTGGATTTACAGGAAGTGGCACAATTCTATTTTATGCATTCCAAATCGGTGATATCAATACACCAACACAAACGCTTTCTGTAGTTTCACCAATGAGAGTTATGGGTAATTCTATTATAAACAACACATTTATTGGAGATGCTGGTTTTGGACCAAATTATGCTTCATTTAAACATCAAACTGTAGGACAACAATATTATGCACTATTACAAGAAAACAATGGAGTGACTTATTTAAATTCTGGTCATGGACAGCCTATCAAGTTCCGTGAAAGTAATATTGATAAAATGACATTATCCAATGGAATGTTGGGTATTAATAATACATCACCGTCTTATCGTTTAGACGTATCAGGTGATGTTCGTTTTACAGCAACAAACTTTAGACTTACGGATGGAACAACAACTGTTCGTGCTATTGCTATTGGTGGTGTTGGATATCTTGAGACTGAGACAAATCATGCATTGAACATAAGGACAAATCAAACAAGTAGAATGTTGATACAAGCCGATGGTAAGGTTGCTATCAATCAAGCTTCTGCTTCATATGTATTAGATGTTGCAGGTGATATCATGGCACGTGGAGCAAATTCTTGGTTAAGAACAACTGGTAATACAGGTTGGTATAATGACACACATGGTGGTGGTTTCTACATGGAAGACGTATCATGGGTAAGGACATATAATAGTAAAAGTCTATATACTAGTACAGGAACTATTAGAACAGACGGAACACTCCAAGTTGGTGATGGAACAACATTATCTGTCGCAAATAATGGTAACTTTGCTTATAGAACAAATGTGCTATTTGCGAATACAAGTGGACGAGTTGGTATAGGAACAGCAAGTCCATCTGCACCTTTACAAGTAACTCCAAGTTCAAGCACAGAACCTGATGCAAATGGTGTGTATGTATATAATTCAACAGCTTCAACATCTTCTCATTCAGTAGTTGCTGTACGAACAAGTGGTGCAACTGGAGGAAACCCATACATTTCTTGGGATATTGCAAGTGCTTATGGTTGGAGTATGGGAATGAGTAATGGAGATAGTGATAAACTTGTTATCAAAAATGTTTGGAATTTTACAGGAGACAATAATGTTATGACATTCTTGTCAAATTGTAATGTTGGCATTGGTACAACTAATCCTTCATCAAAGTTGGAAGTCAATGGAATTATAAAAGCAACGGATGTAATTGGAACATATACTGGTACAACAAACTTTACTCAACTATGGAGTGATGGTGCTATTATGTGTAAGACAGGCAATTATTTGCGATTTGGAACTGCAGATACTGTTGGAACTTCTACTAACTGGAGCGAAAAAATGAGAATTGATACAAATGGTAATATTGGTATTGGTACATCATCTCCTGGTTCGTACAAACTTTATGTATCAGGTGAAATATACGCTTCAAGTGATATCACAGCATACTCTGATATTCGTGCCAAATCAAATCTTGAAAAAATCATCAATCCGTTAGAAAAAATTCAACAAATCAATGGTTATACTTATGATCTGAATACTGATAATCAACCTTCACATACTAAAATAACAGACAGATATTCTGGTTTAGTTGCACAAGAAGTTGAGCAAATTCTTCCTGAAGTTATTCACAAAAATGATGATGGAAAATTAAGTATTGCTTATGGTAATATGGCTGGTTTGTTCGTTGAATGTATCAAAGAATTGAAAAAAGAAAATAATGAACTAAAAACTGAAAATCAATTACTAAAAAATAAAATATATGATATTGAAGATAAACTATCAAGACTTGAAGCAATAATCAAGACATTATAGTCGTATTGAATAATTCATCTAGATAACACTTATTATCACTTCCAAACATTATGTTTGAACTATTATTATGGTGATTTACATATGTGAGTGTTTCAGCTTCTTTCTTTATTTCAAATTGTGATTTAGAAAATACCTCTGCAATATTTGAGTAATCTTTCTCATCTCTTGTTATTACTTCATCCTTCAAGTTCTTTTTATTATTGATTATTTCATTATGTGAAATATCTTTCTTGTCTTCTTTACACTCTTTAGTTTTAAAGTCATTGAAGTTCAAATATTCTATAATTGGATTTCTCTTATTGTTGTCAGCATATTTGTCATCATTATGTATTTCTTGAAATTTCATCAATGTATTATGTGTCAAGTAGTTTTTATCATCTTGATATTCATTTTCATCTTCAATTTTATCTTGTAAATTGTTCACTATATCTTCAATGCTCTCAATGTTTTCAAATATAACTCTTGTAACTTCAGCTGGTGTATACACCCCATCTGCAATTTTATTGATAAGTTTTGATTGAACTTTTGTTCCTGTAAAAGCTTCAATAATTTCAACAACTTCATGGCGCTTACAATAATCAAATTTGACAATTACGTCTATTCTTCCTGGTCTGATCAAAGCTTTATCTAATTTTTCAGGATGGTTTGATGTCATAATCAAAATTCTTCCAGGCTGTTCTAAAACACCATCTAGTATGTTCAATAAAATACTTAAGTTCAATCTTTGACTTTCTCCAGACAGACCACCACCATTATTAATGTTTTGCATTTGTCGTCCAAACATATCATACTCAATATGTTTGCTGTCATTAGTCTTATCAATATTGACGTCTTTATCAGCATTTAATGCTTTATTTTCCTCAACAGCTTCACGGCTCAGCACAACATCTGTTAAACAATCTACATCTTCCAGAACTATAATTCTCTTGTCAATAGGAATATCATAAAATTTATTTTCTCCATTTTGCACGACTTGCACCTGTGATGAATAAAATAATGCATTCAATTGGTTGACAGTTGTGTTCTCACTTAGACGAATATTCAACACATGTCTATTTGTGTCCTTTGCAATAGATTTAATACAAGATGTCTTACCTGCACCTGGTACACCATGCAAAAGTAATCCTAAAGTGTAAGGAACTCCTTTTTGTTCATACCAACGCTTATTATTAACAAAAAAATCTACTCTTTTCCTAATAACTTTGACACTGTCTCCATAAATATTCTTTAGGCTTTTGTTTGTATGTAATGGATATTTAGAAAATACAAGTCTCGGTGGTGCTTTGCTCAAATCAGGTTTTCTATTTAATCCTAATGGAAGTGAAAATGGTATTTCATCAAAGTAAAATATATTTTTACCTAATTGATTAGACATTGCCATCTGGTATTTCTCTTCGATATCTTCCATGTACTTCCTCAATGTTCCTAGATCATATGTATAAGAATATACTTCAATTGTTAATTTGCTAATCTTTTCATTTGATAAAGCCTCTCCAATTTTTCTTACGAATATACAAGGAGACATCTCAATCTCATCAGTTGATGCCATAATAAATACTCCTGTTGTTGTACGTTTCACATGTTTTGTTTGTGGAAGTTCACTTACATATGATAATACAGCATCAAATAACAAATTTAAATCATTATCTTTCTCATAATCTCTTTGAAGTATTACAGATGATGTTTTTTGGCGGACAGACATCATTGACACTTTTTCAATATGTCTCTTCATACGTTTATTCATAGTGTTCTGTAAGAAGTTCCATGTTCCTCTCAAAAATACAGGAACACCTTTTGTCAACACTTGATAATACACTAAATGTTTCAATCCTTCTTTTCCATTGTTTAAAAGAACAGGTATTAATTGATGTTCTAAGCTTGTATTATTAATATTCGGTTGGTTCATGAC